CAATCTTGAGCAGTTCGTTATCCACCACACTCATCCTGCCGAGGTTGTTGTCGGCGATCACGAAGGCGCGGAACTGCGCGTCAGACCAGCCGGATGCGTCCAGCACGGGCACCACGCCAGCCGGGTAAGGCTCTGCCCCTTGCGCCTTTCCGGGCGGCGGATACAGCCGCTTGCCCGCCGCGTAGAGTTTCTTTATCGCCTCCAGCGTGCCGTGCCCCTTGCCGATCACCCCGTCCCGCACCACCAGCGCACCGGCCATTCCAAACTCGTCAATGCTCGCCGCCAACCCCGCAATCTGCGCGTCAGGATGCGTGTTCGGGTTTCGTGAGTAGGGTAATAATTCTTCAATCTGCATCAACTTAACCTGATGATTCATATTCATCTTTCCTTTAGTATTCAAACCGGAACCCCCTTATGTGATTAGATAACTGGCGATTTTCCGAGATCGTTTCGCGCCGTGTGTAGTTTGGCTGGGGGAGTACCTTTGAAAGGGTGGGAGCGTTGATCATCGTGCGAACCCCTTGAGTATCACGTTCAATTCGCGATGGAAGTTCGCATCGAATCTCTTAAGCATCACATCCACCACCACGCTGTTGATGCGCTTTGTGTTGAACATTTGTGGTACGTCGATTGTGCTGAGCGCCTTGATCGGCAGCCGCCCTTTCCCTGTCCGGATGAACAGCGTCCGTCCATCGTTGCCGATGAATGCACCGGGGATCACCTTCCTACCGCCGCCGCGCTTTATCTGGAGTTGTAGCTGCCCAGCAAGGGCGACATTACCCTGCCGCTTGGCTGATGCCCTGCTCACCCTGCTTCCTGTCACGAACGGGCGCATGTTCATCGAGCGGCCCTTGCCTTTGCGGGTCGCTTCGAGGAATGCCTGGAAGCGCAGCAAACCGCCGCGCACAGAAGCACGCCGAACAGCCAATCGATCCTTGGCTGCACTGACCGAGATGCGGAACTCCTGGCTGATCTGCCGGGCCATTTGAATCTTGCCCTGCTCGACCGTGGTATTGAGGGCGCGCACCATGGCTTTGTGGCCGATATCTTCAGCCACCCGATCCAGCTTGGCAGCGACGGCGGGGAAGTTGTTGCGGATGTTGATCGTTGCGCCGCTCATTTCCAGACTTTTCCGAGGTGTGGCAGAGGTATGGAAGCCTGCAACCCTTGCTGGTATTGCTCTTTCCATACCTTCCATACCTTCCATAGGTAAATTGTGTTGCGTGCGCGCGCGTATATGCGCGGGTGCGCGCCCGCTCGCATGTGGGGGGTTAGGTGTGGAAGGTATGGAAGGTATGGAACCCTCAATAACGGCGCGGCTTGCAGGCTTCCATACCTGTGCCATACCTTCCACACCTTTGGACTAATACGGCTCATCGTCGTCCTCCGGTTTTGGCGCGGGTGTGCTGCTGTTCGACGTTGCCGTTTTCTGTGGCGGCTTGTACCAAAAGCGAGTCATACCGTTGCGTTTTTCCACCTTCGTGCATCCCAGCTTGCGCAAGGAAATACCGATTCTCGTTTGCAGATCTCGCGTCAACTTCGACGCATCCAGCCCGAGCCCATCCATCGCGGCGGTGGCGATGGAGAAATCATTGCTCTGGCTGAACACCCAATCGTGCAGCGCATCGATCAGCGAATCCTGCTGCTCGCGCTTGAACTGCTCCAGGTCGAATATCTCGCGCTGCTCTTGCGCGTCAGGCCAGTATTTACCACCAGAATCGAATAGCACCAGCGCCTCGGCGAACAGCTGATCGCGCACAGCCTTGAGCCCATCGATGTTCACTTCGCTTTTAACCGAGACGGGCCAGAAGCGCCGCCCTCCGGTCGGGTCCTTGTTCCAGTCCCACTCCTCGTTTGTTGTGCCGCCGAAAACAATCTGGCGCGGGCAACGGATTTCGCGACGCCCATACACCGGACGATACTCATCGATCTGCCGGGAAATAAAACTCTTCTGCTTGCTGGCCTCATGCTTGGCCAATGATCCCAGCTCCGCAAATTCGTGAATCAATTTGCCGCGCATGGCACTCATCGAATCCTTGTTGTCCAGGTTGATGTCCGCATCGCTAAACCACTCTCCGGCGAGCGCGGCGAACGCGCTACTCTTCATTAATCCCTGCTTACCCTCAAGCACCAGGCAGTAGTCAAACTTGACCCCCGGCCTCATCACGCGCGCGATGATCCCCAGCAAATACCAGCGCGCGACACGTATGGAATAAGGCGTCTTCTCAACACCCAAAAAGTCAGCCAGCCAGTCCTCCACCCGGGTGACGCCATCCCACTTCAGCCCGCGCAGCCAGCGTCGCACCGGATGAAATCCGTTTGCCCTGGCGATCACCTCAATGGACTCGGCTATCAACTGTGAAGAAGGCGCGAACCTGTAGCCGCGCGACAGCTCCATCGCGGTGAGCGAATCGTCGGTCGCCTCCCACTCGCCAGCCGCACCCCCTTGATACGAAGGAGCCCTGAGCTTGACGACCCGCTGCGCGAACTCATCGAATGCGATCACGCCTTTCCACTCCGGCGCATTAGCCAGAATGTCATGCACGTTCGCCAGGCACGGCATCAGTTCACCGCTCTTTCTGATCAACCCATATTCCCATGCTGCACTCGGCGGCAGATCAGGCTGCGCCGCACCGGGCGGCGGATCGGCCGGGATGTGTTCCCCCTTGAGTTGGCGGACGCGCTGTTGGAAGTCCGAGCCCATTCCGGCCGGAGAATTTGCCCACACCCAATCTTCCAGCCGCTTCGGCTCCCAGTTCTGCATCCCCGCCATCGCCGGGCCAAAACTTTCGGGCAACTCGCCGGCACTGAACGGGTCGGTGATACCTGTCACATGGCAGCCGAAGCCGATCAATATCTTTTCCAGCTTCAAGGCCGCCCGCCAGCCGGACTGCTGCTCGCGCGGCAACACCACGCCTCCGTCGCCACCATCGCGGCGAACCTTGGCGCGATCCTTGGACAGCGTCGGCCAGATCACGACATTCCGGCCACGCAAGACCGACCAGTCCACCTCATCGATTTTCTTGATACCGCCAGGCCAGGCGACGAAATCCCACATCAGGGATTCGCCTAGCAGTTTCTGCCCCCACTCCGCCTCATGCTCGTCGAACACCAGGAACGTCCAACCGGTTCCGTCGAGCTCGGGCAGGCGGTCGATCCCGTAAATCGGACGAAATCGCGGGAACTGAATCCAGCGCCAGCTGCGGATTCCTTCCGGATCGTGGCACCAGGTCATCGGCAAATGTACAGCTTCGCCGGATGAAGTCATGAAGCGAGCGGTGTAGCCGAGCAACTGGCCTTCCGCATTGCGATAAATGAACGCACGCAGCGGATCGCCGCGCGTGCCATGCCGCAAGCGTGGCGCCGGAGTATCTTCCGGCACCGGCAAGATCGGCGACCACACCGAGCGCTGTTTAACCTCCCCCATCCCCTGCTCCCTGATTATTTTTTTTATTCGACCAGCGCACTCTGACGGCCTGCTCCAGCTGCGCGAAAAAACCCGCATCGACTCGCAACTTGAACCGCTCCATCCAGCCCTGCCGCAGCGCCTTGATCGGAACACTGCACACGTAGCGCGCACAACAACACACTCGCGAAAAATCGTAGAACCCGACATCGCGCGCGCACAGATCGCAGCCATCCGTGGGCGCCGCATCGTCGTGCGCAACGGGAAGGATCAAGGTCATCGATCCACCACCCGTGCCGTATTCATATCACCGCCATGCTTGATCGCCGCCCACGCCACTCCATCCGGGAATGGGTGCGGCAGCGCATAGGACGACTGCGCAGTTTCCCGACCGGTGAATACGGCATACACCCCATCGCGCCGCTTGACGGATTGGCTTATCGTGGTAATCAGTGGGGGATTGCGCGCCATATTGATCGCGGCGCTCATGCGCGGCCCCGCTTGGCTTCCTTGGCGGCGAGGATGGCCTCAAGATGACCGCCCTTGGCGATCAACTCTGAAAGCTCCTTGCGCACCTTGCGCAACTCCAGCTTGGTCACCTTGCCGTCAGCCAGCGTCTGCGTCACAGCCTGCAGGAAATCAGAAAACTCCTTAACCGTATCGGTGATCGCGTCGGTCGCCACCTCATCTGTAGTGGACGGAATCGGCAAAGCCATGTAGCCGTGATCGAGACAAAAAGCATGCACCGGACGATGATTGCCAGTCAGCGCAATGGTGCGATTCAAAGTTCGCACCGTCAGTTGATTCGCCTCATCGTTCGGGTTTAACTGATGCGCCAGCACAGAGGGGTTCACCCGCTTGTCCGGTGTAGACATCCTGAGCGCCAGAGCGGGCACCCCCCCAGGGTACTCATGGGCAGCCATATAGGCCGCATCGAAAACACTGCTCATGTCATTCCCTTCGCTTGATTGACGTGGAAGTCTTTGCGGCTTTGCCGCAAAGTGGCAGGCATGAGAACAACACCTGCCACGAAGAATAAAAAAATGCCGCCCGACGTGAACCGGACGGCATCAACCGCACAGAAGCTGCGCGGACTTCACCTTGGGAGGAAGAAGACTGGAATGAGGCGCGCCCATTCGACTGACTCAGGACAGGCATTAGGCTGCGCCCCCGGTAAGAAATGGGCATCCGCAGCCGTGACAGAGTGGAGCTCTCACACAAAACCCGATCACGAAAGGAATACCCATGGACGAAGAAGAACTCATCGATCACCTCAACACGCTGCGCGCCCAGAACATTGCGCTGACGCATGCGCTGGCAGCGCTGATGCATTTTTTTCCGGACGACGCAAAAGAGAAACTGAGAAATCTGTACGACATGCGATGCGCCACATTCCAAGCGAGCGCGACACTCGGAAAGACAGAACTAGACACACTCCAAATACAGCGAGATCAGTTTGTAAAGACACGAAATCGCGTGTTCGGCTCTTAGCGATATATAGCTGCTGCCCGCCGTACTGCTCAATGAGCAGCGCCTTGAGAGCCGCCTCCTGCTCTGGCGTAAAGGCGCTCATATCAAGTGGCCTCCAATTGGGTGGCGCATCCGGCCGTGATACGCTGTTGTTTCCACACACCAGCAACCACGAAAGGACGCGCTGTGAACGAACTCATCACGATAAACCTCCTGTTTCACGACGAGACCACAATCCGGCTGGCAGGCGTCGCCATACCCAATCCGGCACAAGTGCAAGTAATGCCCGGCGCAGTGCCGAGCACAAGCGACGCAGTGCGTTTTTCAGGCGTGAATTACCAGACTGGAGAGCTAGCAACCTTTCAAGTTGTATCGCGCGCGCATCTGCTCGGCGGCGAGCGCATGCAGGGCATTCAGCTTGGGCTAGAGCTTCGCGTAGCACACCGGCCATAGCCGCCGGAATCACCATCTCAGACGTACTTATCTGTACCAGCGGGTTCATATCAAGCGATCCTCTATCCGCAATGCGGCAAGCAAATCAAGGAAAAGATCGGACGGGTGAAGCGAGACAAACACATCAACTGCCCCCAATGCGGCAGGATGGCTTTCGACACAGACCAGCTTCGAGAAATCGAGAACCTCGCCAGCAAAGAGATCACGGATCAGCTTGCGAAACTGCCCAAGACCATCACGATCAAGTTCTGAATCCGGCTGCGCCAATAAATCGCCGAACTCCCGAATCGCGTCCAATAGTGCCCCCCCATCTGTGCGCAGGGTTATTGTTATTTTTGCGGGTGAGCTCAAGCGGCCTCCTGTTGTTGGGGTTGGGTGCAATCGCAGGCGGCCTCTGTGATTCTGGGCATACCGTCTTGCGGGTGCGGGTAGATGTCGGCACGCAGCTCGTGCGGCGTTTCTCTCCAGCTGGTCGCTATAGCGATGGGGATCACGTATTCCGGCGGCGGCGTTTCACCCTTGAGGGCGTTCAGCCACTTCCACACATGCCCCTGCTGCACGTTGCAATCTGGGTTAATACGGCGAATCGCGCTGGCCAGCGCGACCTGCCCGCCCACCAACTCAACCGCTCTCGATAAGGATTCTTTGCTCATGGACGCAGAATACGCCAATGGTTGTATTGTTGTCAAC